GAGAGTCACAGTCTGAACTTGGCGGACAAGGTGCAGATGTGGCCAACACCGACTCAAGATGCAGCGACAGAAAGAACAAAGAAGTACGCTCAAGGGGGGAAGCCATTAACTCTGGCGGTAAAGGAACAAGAGATGTGGCCAACACCAAGAGCATCAATAGGAATGAACATGAGTTTGTCAGAAAAGATGGCAACCTTGAGACACAAGAGGTATTTAGAAACAGAGATGGCTTATCAGATTCAGAAGGAGAATCCACACAAGACCACAGCCAAACTTTCGCCAGCTTTCGTGGAATATTTGATGGGATTTCCGGATGGTTGGACGAACCCAGACATCTCGAACGAACAACTCATAAGAATGAATACAGAGCAGAAAGATTAAAACAGTTAGGCAATGCCTTGTTGCCACAGATAACCTATCGGATTGGATTAGCTATTAAAGAGATTGAGGAGAAAGAATGAAAAAAAAAATTACACCAGCAGAGGTATCAAAAGAGGCTCAATCAATCTTGTCACAGCGTGGCAAATCTTATGGAGATGCGAATGAGTTATATGAAAATTTTGCAATGCGAATCAATTTAGTTTTACAAAAAAAGCTAAAAGCAAAAGTTTTACCCTCAGAAGCTGCGAGAATTATGCAAGAGGGAAAGAGTGCCAGGTGGGATACTGGGGGATATAAAAGAGACCACAGTATAGACGGTGGGAATTACTACTTTATTGCTGGAGCGTTGCATGAAAATGAGGGTTGACAAGGAAATGACGGTCGATAGAATTGCCAAAGGCAAAGAAGAACAGCTAGCTATACAACTAGCTTTACAGACAGCATTACAAAATGCTTTAGCAACGGTACAGTTAAAAGATAGTAATATTAATAATAAAACTTCTGAAGCTAGCTATACAGCTAGCTATACAGCTAGACCTAAAAATATTAAAGATCTTGTTGGTAAGACAGCTAAGAATTTTAATATTAATTATAGAAAATCAATTGATAGTAGAAGACAAGACGAATACAAGCACCGTCTTGATAGAGTGCTGAGAAATATAAAGCCCTGGTATTCTGAAGATGGATACATGGATATTCTCAGAAGCTTACAAAAAGCCAGTCAGTTTGAAAAAATAGATTTTATTATGAATATGGAGAAAGCTATTGCTAAGCGTAGAAAAGCTACATGATCTTTTTCTAGAAGCTGCTGAGACAGATAGACGAATGCCTCCAGCTGTTCGTAAAGCTAAGATGGCTTCATGGGTAGAGTATCCTATGGACTGGCACGGTTATGGATGGACACAACAAGGCGTTACACATTTAAAGCCTACGTCACAGCAAATTGACAATTTTGATAAAGCATTAGCTCTTACGTTTAAGATGCCTGAGCTTGATAGAAAGATTGTCTGGGCTGTAGCTCACTCAGCAGCGTTTAGAGATCGAGGTGCCAAGTGGACACAGATTGCCAGGTTGTTATCATTGAATGATCCAAGGATTGTAAAACGTAGATACCAGGATGCATTGATAGAATTATTTTATAAGCAATAAATTTACGAATGTCCTTAAATTTGGTAGTCTTATTGTATGATTGGACTACATATAGTTTTTTTCATTTAAATCCTCCCCTTTGTTTAGGTATTGCAAGCTAGGTCTCAACTCCCTGGCTTGCAAACCAATTGGAAAGTTATGGCTAAATTAGTTACGAAGAAAATGATGCAAGGAATTGCTGATAGATTAGCTATGGGTGAAAGCTTACTTACTATTTGTAAGGATAAAGCTTTGCCTGAGTATAGAACTATTAGTAGAGCTGTAGCAGCTGACGATGATTTGTATGAGATCTATCGTAGAGGTAGAGTTCTTCAGGCTGAGTATTATGCAGATCATATTAATGATTTAGCTGTCATGCCATTGCCAACTGGGGAAGGTGTAGATACTAGATTGTTGAACGCTGAGGTACAGCGAAGACGGTTAGAGATCGATACGCTCAAGTGGACGTTTGCTAGAATACAGCCATATGGTCTTAGAGATAAGAAGGAAGATGCTAATGTTAATAATGGTAGCATTACGCTTAGTTGGAACCAGGGCGAAGTCACAGTAGATGGGTAAGCTAGGTGAGTATGATAGCAATGCTAAGCCCAGATCAGTCTATCAAAGGAAGTATTCAGCAGCTCATAGAGATGACAATGCAGCTAGGAAGAGAGCTAGACGTAAGCTTGAGAGTGAAGGAAAGGTTAAGCCATTTGATGGTAAGGATGTAGATCATTCTAATGGTAACCCAAAGGATAACAAGAGAAGTAACTTGAGTGTGATGAGTAGGAGTAGGAATAGGTCTAAGCACTAGATGTATATATATAAGATCCAGTCTGTCTTAGCTATGCGCGCGAGGCAACCAGGTAAATCTTTTCGCTTTCATTAGGCGGTAACCTGGTAATCTGAATCTGAAGCTATGTATAGTCTAGCCGCCGTTGTAGAAATAATTAGTCCAGGTCTAGTCCATTTTTTATGACGTTTTCCTGGAGCGACCACCCTATACCCCCCAAACACCTGGCGCCGCTCTGTAACGTATATATACTATCTTAGGAGTTTCTTACACTCATGCACATCGTCATTCCTTATACGCCACGATCTCTGCAAGCTAAGATCCATGATGACTTAAACAAGCATAGATGGGGCGTTATTGTTTGTCATCGTAGAATGGGTAAGACGGTGATGGCTATAAATCACTTGTTGAGGAGTGCTATTTTATGTGAGAAGCCTAATCCAAGGTATGCATATCTAGCGCCCACTTATAGGCAAGCTAAAGCAGTTGCCTGGGATTATTTGAAGCAGTTTGCTGAGAAGATACCCACCGCTAAGTTTCATGAGACTGAGCTTAGATGTGATCTGCCTAATGGAGCTAGGATAAGTTTATTGGGAGCTGAAAATCCAGATAGCTTGAGAGGGATTTATCTTGATGGCTGTTTTATGGATGAAGTTGCGGATATGCCTGAGAGTGTGTTCCCTGAGATTATTCGACCAGCTTTGTCAGATAGAAAAGGGTTTTGTTATTTTGTAGGCACTCCTAGAGGGCAGAATGCTTTTTATGAGATGTATGAGAATGGTGTTCATAGGGATGACTGGTACACGGCTATTCATAGGTCGAGTGAGACTGGTATTATTGATGAAGAAGAATTAGATAGCGCTAAAGAGACAATGACAGCTGATCAGTTTGCTCAAGAGTATGAGTGTTCTTGGGTGGCTAATGTTCCTGGTAGTATTTATGGAAAAGAGATCCAGGCGGCGCTGGAAGACAGACGAATATGTAATGTGCCATATGACCCAACAACCAGGGTTGATACTTTTTGGGATCTAGGTATTGGTGATTCAACGGCGATTGTGTTTACCCAGAGTGTGGGTAGGGCTGTTCATGTTATAGATTGTTATGAAAACAGAAATGAAGGGCTACCTCATTACGTTGATGTATTGCAAAGAAAACAATATTTATACGGCAATCATTTTGCACCGCATGATATTGAAGTCAGAGAATTGAGTACTGGTAAATCCAGAAGAGAGATAGCTTATTCATTAGGAATTAATTTTAGGGTTGTTCCTAAATTGCCAGTTGAGGATGGTATCCACGCTGGGCAGTTATTAATACCTAGAACATATTTTGATGCAGAAAAGACTAAAGGGTTATTGGATGCATTAAGGCAGTACCATAGAGCGTATAATGAAAGAACCAGGAGCTTTAGAAACTCTCCAGTTCATGACTGGTCATCGCATTTTGCTGATGCCTGGAGATATACATCTATTGGTATAAAAGAAACTGTAGCTGATACAAGACCGCCACAATTAATGGCGCAAAATGATTATAATCCCTTTGAAAAAATAGGAGCCGCATAATGGGTTTTTTAAAATCGCCAAAAGCACCACCACCACCGCCGCCACCACCTCCAGCGCCAGCAATAACACCAGCTAAAACAAAAACAGCTGATAGAGCTGCTGACACTCAAGCAAAGAAAAAAGGTCAGGCAGCAGCTAATGTAACTGGTGGTACTGGTTTATTGCAAGAAGCGCCAACATCTAAGCCAAGTTTACTTGGTCAGAATAAGTTGAGTAACACATAAATGGCTGAAATGTATAGTGGCGTCCAGACAGTTGGTAGTGATACTGACAAAAGGGGCGCCATATTAATGAAAAGGCTTAGCACCTTGCAAAAACATCGTGCTAACTGGGAATCTCATTGGCAAGAAATTGCAGATTATATTATTCCCAGGAAAGCTGATATTACCAAAAAGCGTACCTCTGGTGATAAAAGAACAGAATTAATATTTGATGGTACAGCTATTCATGCAGCAGAACTTATGTCAGCTAGTTTGCATGGTATGTTAACAAATGCGGCATCACCTTGGTTTGCTCTTAGATATACAGATGATAATTTTGAAGAAGATGATGACGCTAAAGAATGGCTTCATACAGCTGAAGATGTAATGTACCGTGAAGTTGCCAGGTCAAATTTCCATGAAGCTATCCATGAGTTATATACAGATCTAGTTTGTTTTGGTACTGGCGTCATGTTTGTTGATACAGATAATGATGGCGTTTTACGTTTTAGCACTAGACATATATCTGAATGTTACCTTGCAGAGGACGAGATGGGTCGTGTTGACACCGTCTACCGTGACTTTCGTATTTCAGCCAGGGCAGCTGTAAAACAATTTGGTGCAGAAAATGTTGGGAAAAGAATTGCTAAAGTTTACAAGGATGATCCTAACGAAGAAGTAAAGTTACTTCATATTGTTATGCCAAGAGAAGAAAGAGATCCAGTTAAGTTGGATAATAAAAATAAACCTTTTGCCTCTATATATATGGATCCAGAAGAAAAGATTATTTTATCTGAAAGCGGATATGATGAATTTCCATATTGTGTGCCACGATATTTAAAAAGCTCATTTGAAAACCAAGGTTATGGACGATCTGTAGCCATGTCAGCATTAAGTGATGTTAAAATGGTTAATAAAATGTCTGAAGTTGTTATAAGGGCAGCGCAATTACATATACATCCACCACTTATGGTTCCAGACGATGGTTTTCATATGCCAGTCAGAACTGTGCCTGGAGGTTTAAATTTTTATAGATCAGGTAGTAGAGATAGAATTGAGCCATTAAATATTGGAGGCAATAATCCAATAGGGCAAGAGCAGTTAGAGCAAAGACGCCAGGCAATAAGAGCAGCGTTTTATGTTGATCAGTTAATAATGGGTAATAGCCCTAATATGACAGCAACTGAAGTTATACAAAGAACTGAAGAAAAAATGCGATTGTTGTCACCAGCTTTAGGTAGAATGCAAGCTGAGTTACTGCATCCATTAATAAATAGAATATTTGCTTTATTATCGAAAAGAAAAGCTTTTGATAATGCACCAGAATTTATGCAGTCAGGTGACATTGATATTGAATATGTATCACCAATGGCTAAAGCTCAAAGATCAAGTGATGTTCAATCTGCAATGCAATTATTTGGCTTCTTACAGCCTCTTATGCAAATAGATCCTTCTGTTATCGATTTCTTGGATGTTGATGGACTGGCTGAGCATATTATTAAGGTTACTAACGTACCAGCTACGGTTGTTAGAGGTAAAGCTGATGTTGATGAACTAAGACAACAAAGAGCATCTCAGCAGCAAGAACAAGCTGAAATGCAACAAACAATGCAAACAGCAGAAGCCGCTGGTAATGCAGCACCAGCTCTAAGAGCCATTGAAGGATCTTCTCCAGAAACTCAAGAAGGTATTGGAGAAATTCTAAGTGGGCTAGGGGCAGCTGAACAATGACGCCAGAACAATTAAAGGTTTTGTATAAAGAAGTTTTTACATCAGATAGCGGTAAAAAAATTATGGAAGACTTAGGTAAAAGATTTTCGATGAATAATTCTACCTATGTGCCTAATAGTGATGAAACTGTCTACAAGGAAGGGCAGCGTTCTGTTTTAGTTTTAATTAATAATATGATGAATAATAAACAACCAGAAAAGGAATAAAAAATGGATGACGCCCAGGTAGCGGATGCCCCAGAAGCCCCAATAGTTGAGGAAGCTGGACAAGCAACGTCTGAAGATCAGGCATTTGATTTTAGACAGCATATTGATGAAGGTTACAGAAATGATCCTTCTTTATCGACATACAAAGATATTAATGGGATGGCTAAGTCACTCATTAACGCTCAAAAGATGGTTGGCGCTGACAAAGTGGCTATACCAGGTAGTTGGGCAACAGAAGAAGACTGGTCACAAGTTTACAGTAAATTAGGAAGACCAGAAACAGCGGATAAATATGATTTATCTTTTGACCAAGGCGCAGAAGAAAACGGTCAATGGTTTAAAGAAACAGCGCATAAAATAGGATTGTCTCAAAACCAGGCGTCAC